CTGGATGATGTACTCGCACGTTGGTGGTTCGTCCGCTTCCCATATTTTCCAGTCTTTTCTTGACACGAGCGCGCTCATGTCGCTGGTCGGGTTCTGCATGTACTGGGCGTTCCAGTAGCGTGGGTCGATGGACTGTCTTGTATTGTTCAGCGCTTCTAGGCTCCACTGGGCAGGCCACAAACTTTTCTCATGGTCAGTACCCGCGTCCAAAATGGCTGGCAACTCAACAATTTCCCAAGGGACGGTATCTGGGTTCTTGATCTGGTAGTCAATCAAACGCCCTGTCAAATCTAGCAACGACCACCTGGTCATGATGACAATGATCGCCCCGCCCGGCATCAGACGCTGCAAGGGACCCGTTTGAAACCAAGACCACGCATTATCAAAACCCAGACGGCTATTAGCCTTCATGTCCTGCTCGGAGTGGGGGTCGTCAATTACGAAAAGATCTGCACCGCGACCAGCCAAAGCCCCGCCAACACCAGCTGCGTAATACTGACCACCAGCACCAGTACTCCACTTCCCAGCCGCTTTTTGATCGTCGGCAACGACGGTGTTTGGGAACACTTCTCTGTATTCTTCGCTATCAATTAAGTTCCTTACCCGTCGACCAAAGTCTTCGGAAAGAGACGCCGTGTGCGTTCCCATGATGATCTTCTTTTCAGGGAAATTGCCTAAAAAATAGGCAGGGAACAGGTAAGACGAGAACTCCGACTTACCCATACGTGGCGCTATGTTGATTATGACGCGCTTCTTCTTGCCGTCAATCACATCTTGGAATATCTTAGCCAGCTTTTTGTGGTGGGGACCCACCTTAAACCCGGGGTATACCCGTTTGGCAAACTCAATGGGGTTCGTTTGCGCTGCATGTAGCCCAAACCGATGTTCTTTTTTTTCAAGATCAGCTAAAAACGCCTGTTTTTCAACCGTATTCATGTCTTTGAGCGCCATTTGCGCTGCCATGGCCTCTTGCGGTGTGAAAAAATCTAGGTTCATTCGCTTTTTTCGGGCAGTTCGTCTACATCTACGATGTCTACTGCCCCCATATACCGCCCCAACTTCTCTTTGATCCGAGCATCGAGCTCTTCGTCCGTCACTTCTTCGTTTTTGATCGCTACGCGGTCCGTAAACAGGGCCACTTCCGTCACTTTTCCTAGTAATTCCAAGGCTTTAAGGCGTATACGGGCGTCTGGGTGGTCGGTTTCCTTTACTATTTTTGATACACTCATCGACCTTAAACTTTCCGCCTGCTCGACAAACTTCCACTGGTAGGCCGTCACCATACCAACGGCGCTTTTTATCTCTTCTGGGAGGTCTAATTCTAAAAGGCGCTGCTTCGCTCGGGGGTCTTGGGTGGTCAGGGCGTTGAACGCGTCTGCTACCTTTTCTTGCTGGGCTTCGGACAGAATTTCGTCGTCTTCGTCTGCAAAGTCTTTTAGCCACTGGCTGGTTTTGTGCTGGGCGCTGAGTGTTTGCGCTGGGGTGAGGGATTCTGTGGGGGTAAAAGGGCTACTCTCTGACAGAATGTCAGGAACAAAGTCTGCGGCGGATGCGGAAACTAAATGCTCTAAAAACAAAATTTCCCCTTTGGTTGCGTGTGGTGCTCACGAGTACACGTAGTGTACTCGGTTTTTTACAAGTGTGGTACTATTTTCTCACCGTGGTTTTTACTCCTTCGTTTGGACCACGGTTCCTTGTCGTGAGTCACCGATTCTCACGCTTTAGCCCCCACCTAATCCGTGGGGGTTTTTTTATTTGTATACTAGGCGTGTCCTTCACGTGGACCCGGGGGTGGTGGCTTTTTAGCTTCGCATACTTTGGTGCTACTACCCCCACCTACCATCTGTCTAATCTTTGACACACCCCCCTTATTTTTTTATAAAATTTTGCTGTATGTTGTTGATTCTATACAACTTTTGACATTTTTTAGTTTTGTGGCTAAGGAACAGTGTTGCCGTAGCCAAGCCACCATACACGCAAAACAGGTTGGTGGGTATCGGGTGGGGTTTTGCCAACAGCCATATTGAGTTCTCCACAACACGTTGTGGTATACTAGAGTTATCAAGTGAGCAAATCACTTGGTGAGCCGAGCCAAGCCTAACCGCTTGGCTCTTTTCGTTTGTGGACAACCTGTCCACACAATTCAATCGGAGGTTGTATGAGTTTATTAAATCAAGCAGTTATCAAGCAGTTCTTCTCGATCCTTGAGAAGTTCATCACCGCAGGAACAGAGTATGGTGAGGCATTAAAGAAACTTGCCCCGCTTTACAACAAGGCTAAGCCAGCAGAGCAGATTGAGATACGCAATCGTGTTGTGCAACTCGTTGGTAAGAAGTATGGTGCTAAGCCCACCATGCTAGAGGCTGGTGCTTACAAGGGTTCGCTAGGCTTTGACTCTCGTGGTGACGATGCACAACGCAAGGCTAGGGCTTTCCTACGCAATAACTTCAATGTGAAAGTTGTTGTGGACAAGTCGTCCACAAAGAAAGCCGTTGTCAAGCAAGTGGACAAGGTTGAGCAGGCTCTCGAGTTGGTTGAGTCATTGACCAAGGCTCAGCAAGCAGTATTTTTCAAGCGTGTTTCACGCAAGTAACCAAGCGGGCGAGGTCACAACGCTGTTCAGTTCTATGTCAAACCTCGCCCCTTCTCACCAACAAGTAGCACAACACAGGAGTAATCATGTCAGCAATGAGTGACCAAGCAACCCATGTCATAACCCTAGACCATGACGAGTATCAGGCTCTGATAGCCGTTGTGAAATACACATTGAAAGAACATAGAGAAGACTATGAAAAGATGTTTGATGCACCGCTGTGTGCGAACTTGCTACCCACTTGTCAATGGGTTTTGGCTCGTAAGTTACAACACGCACTAAACCTTTACCCACTCAACGAAGGAGAGTAATCATGCTATCTAACCAACAATGCGCCTTACTCAAGGCACAAGCCCAAACCAAGCGCCAAGAGGAGTATCGCTTAGCGCTAGTAACGGCGGTAGTAGAAGATGTAGTAACCATGAAGTCCGCATTTCAGCAGTTCACCATCACGCAGTACAACCAATCCAAATAAGGAGAATCAATCATGACCAAAGCAGACCTCAACCCAAACAACTGGTATGTAATCCACAAGGAAGACGGACTCATCACCATGTTCCTATGCAAGCAGGGCAAACCACACCACTACCTATCGTACAAACCCGCCCTCAATGCAATGCGAAAGTTAGGCGGTAATGATGGCTGGGAATCAGGCTGGTTCGTCACAACGACTGTCGCCTTGGCTCGTGCTAAGTGGGGTAATGTGTGAGCAAACACAGGCTCTCTGCAACGTGTTGTGGAGAGCCACTTAAAAACCCCATTTTGCCAATAGTCTACCTTTTAATACCACCTGCCCGTCATCTTGACGCCCACAAGCCCAAGCGCAGTAAGGCACGGGCAGAAACTGTACCTATATATATACATATAAAGACAAAGACATTTATATATATGAGTGTTTTATTTTGTGTACACCTTGGAAACTTTACTTACTTACTTAGTTTAATAATTCTTTATTTTTCGTATACATGTGGGATACTCTGCCTGTTTTGTTTGGTAGTATATGGTTCACAAGGTGTCACTCTGACGGGCAGGTATACTGTAAATGGTAGACATTCTCGAAAAAATCTGCCCGTTTTGTGGACAACCTGTCCACACACCCAAGGAGAACTACGATCATCATGAAGATTAAGACCTGTACCAAATGCAAGCAAAGCAAACCAAGCACCGAGTTCAAACGCAGACTTTCCCTCGCACAAAGCAGAGCAGTGTTGCAAAACCCCAACATCACAACACGCTTCACGACCACGTCAAAGCACTGCAAAACCTGCCGAGAAAAGAAGCGTAGTCGCAAGCCACTAACTGCCAAGCAAATCAGATCAAAGATAACGACAGGCGATATGCCCAAGATTATGGGCGAACTAAAACTAGAAAAGATACGGCAAGACATACCCAAAAAACGGAGCAAAGTAATGAAAGAAACATGGCAAAAGCGCAAAGCCAAGCCCCATGTCCTACTCAAGCGCAATCTGCAAGATCAGGTGAACCGCATAGGCAACAGGCACTTTGCAAGCAAGAACCTACATGAAGTGACACGACTTCAAAATGCCCACAACTACGCTGAGGCTAAACGAATAATGCAAGACCTGCTTGAGCAGGCAAAGAATGGGAGAGAAATCTCTCCGAACACGCAGTTGGCATCACTAATCAAACCACAACCGAAGGAGTAACAGCATGAGAATCAAAGAACCAACACTAATAAGCAAGAAGCTGTTTGAGCTGTATGTCGTTGATGTAGAAGGTAAAAAGATCGAAGTGACCTACACATACGACAGGGATAACGAGCAGGCAGGCGGTTGGCAGTATGACCTGACACCATGCTTCATTGACCTTACCGAAGAAGAGATCGAAGAGCTCGAAGAAGAGTTCGCTGATGTGTTATTAGCTACTGGAATGAGGGTTTAACTATGAATTGGATGGACGGCGAACCGCTTGCCGTTGGGTCAGTAGTAAGCGAAGGGTTTTTAATCACACACATAGAGGAGTAACACCATGAAGATATTTGACGACAACAGTTTTGGCTGGGCCATCGTAGTAGTTACGTTGCTCTTGCTTGGGGCGCAGGTATTTCGTGCCGTTGCTAACGGCATATGGGGTTGAGTTGTCCCCAACAAGTAGCACAATCCACTAGACAAGGAGAAGCATTATGAGAGGCAGACTAAAGCAAGTGCCGAAAGGCGAGTCGTACACAGTAGATGTATTCGATGGCGGTTTACAAGGTAAGTGTGTGTATGCCAAGTATGGCTATCTGTATGTAGAAGAAGCGAAAGCGGAGATCGACCGCATGAAGTTCAAGTTCGCACAAGATGGCGTTGATACCACAAACTACCTGTATGTCATTCGCCCTGTTGAAACATACGATTGGGTGTATGACGACGAGTACATCAAAGAAATAGAAGCATACGCTACAAATCTGTACCTAAAAGATCACGACCCCGTTGACGATGGCTTGCTTCACTTTGTTAGCGGGTTTATTGAAGGTGTATTAGCACGAGAAGAGGAGTTGATATGAGCACGCAAGACTATCAAGACGAACTAGAAACAGACTTACCCGACATCATTCATTGCATTACTGCACCGCCAGCCCGAGACGATAGCGAGGCTGAGTACGAACGCATATGTTCTTTAAGTAGCGCATTGCAGGGCTGGCAACACAAGTATGGTGATGATTTGATCGCTGAGGTGATGGATTTGCTTGATGATATGGCACGCCATCTTGTTGAGAACTGTGGGTATGAGGAGCTTGAAAATGAGTAACACAAGACAATACCGCTACCTGCACAAGGGTGACAACGAGTGGCTATATGACCCAAACAACGCAGACGCTGAGGGGTGGCAAGAGGCGTGGGAAGACTTAAAGAAAGAAGTACCCCATCAAATCGAGTTCACCGAAGATATGTATTGCAACAGCGATCACGGCGAGATGCCTGAGTGGGTCAATATAACGATCCATGACTCGGGGGTACTGCCCTTCAAGATGGCACGAGGTGTAATGAGTGCGATTGATGGGGTCAGAGGCATTGTGTTTCACACGCACTTTGATGTTGAATTATCAGAGGAGTGGGGCGGTTGGGGGTCATGCCACCTTGAATTGGGCAACACAAGTGGCGCATACCTGACCATCAGAGCCAAGCATAGTAGTGATGAGTTGGAGTTAAACATAACCGAGCAGTTCAACCAAGCGATAGGAGAAGAAGCATGAGTGAGAAAGAAGTAATAACGATAGACAGGGACACCATCACCGAACGCCTATTGGAATCGTGGCAGGCGCATTACGAGTGCATGGCAGACGCTGAATTAGTAGCGGAGTTCAAGAAATACCTCAGCCCAACTGAGCCACACAACATCACAATTAACTTAATCAACCAAGGAGAAACAGCATGACCACATTCACAATCCAAGACTTAACAATCAACAACTTACCAACAACAACCGAGGAGGACGAAGCGATGCAACTACTATCTGAGAAACAACACGCCCCCGTACCGCAACCTACTTGTGGACAACCTGTCCACACACCCAGTCAAGTAAGCCCCGAGGCTTTGATCGAGCACATGGTTGCGCAGTTCAGTACCAACCTCAGACTTCTGCTTACTACGATCATCACCCAACCTAAAGCCCAACCCGAGGGGGGAGAGAATTCTCTTCAAGAGTGCGTGGAAACCACGCTTCAGCAAGCGGTGTGGTTCAAAGACATGGTCAAGGACGAGGTTGAGAGTCGGGTTGAGTCCGAGGTCGAGTCCTACTTTGAACGGCGCTTTGACCCGACAGACCACTTCGACTTCGGTGATGCGGTGAGCAACGAGGTGCATGACAGGATTGACGATGCTGTGCGTGACCACATAGATGATGCGGTGGCAGACAAGGTAGAGGAAGCCGTTGCAGAGAGAATGAAGTCCATTCGTGTTGTGTTTGATTAAGGGGGCGTAGATGAAGGTAGTTAAGTTATACCGCAAGCCCGACAAGCCTGAGTTCTTTGAACTTGTTCGGGTGGGGGAGTGGGGTATGTTGCTTAACTACCCCATTGATGTACCAAACAGCAAGCGCCAAGCAAGGTGGCTTGCTTTGAATGAAGTGTATGTAGATTGGGTAAAGGAGTTTGTATGAAAGTAAATGATTGGTCGGTTGTTAAGACACCGCAAGGCGTAAGTATCAAGCCGATTGGTGGGTGTGGTGAGGTGTGCATAAGCGTAATCGATGGGTTTATTAGGGTTGCCGTTTACCCTGAGATATTGAACGACCCTGACTTACGCTTTGCTGACCATGCCTTGAGTGAGATGCGTGTGCCGATGGCACTACTAAACAACGGAGGGGATGTATGAATGTGTTTAAGAGAACCAAGCGCAAAGGTTATCGGCAGATAGATAACCGATGCAAAGAGTATTGCGAAGGCTGTTCGACTTGCGAAGCGTATCGGTTTTTAGATGAGCGTGGCAGGTTTCCCAATACGCATGACGAGTTGTGGGACTACATAAAAGAAAGGGTAGTTAAATGAACCAAGAAGATCTGCTGTTCATGGTGGAACTGACACGGATAGCAAGACGCCCCGATGCTGTTAAGCGTTTTGCTACCGACAGGGAGTTACACCACCGCATTATAGAAGTACGGCAGAAGTACAGTAGGAAACAGTTTGACGAGTTACTTAAATCAACCAACGAAGGAGAACTAGCATGAGAACATACCAACAAGTAGCAGACCTGTTCAACAAAACCAAGAAGCCACCACGCAGTAAGAAATATGCAGAGAACCAGCGCCCACTACGCAGGGTCAGCGAGTCACACCTGATGTTGCAGAAGGACGCACATAGTTTTGTGTACATCATCAATGGCGTTGAGATCGCTCGGTTCTTTGAGCCCAACCAGCAGGGTGAGTACGAGGTGGCAGTACGTGGGCTATACAACACCAACGACATCAACCTAATGTGGAAGTTCACTGGTTTGTTCAACGGCATGACACTCACCACCACGCTAGGCGACCCAGTCAAGATACCCCTCAACCCACGATACAACGACCAAGACAAGGAGTTCTCTGCTTTCCTTACCTTCAATAGTTCTGACCAACTTGTTGTGGAGAAGTCATGGCATGCCGACATCTATCGGCTTGAGTCAACGGCAGATGACAAGCAGAAGCGTAAAGACATCAAGACAGAACTCGATGCCTACGTTACGCTTCAGTTGTTCAAGTTGCCTACGCTCAAGGAGAACTGCCAGCCTACCGACAGTATGGGTCGCCCGTTCGGTGAGTCCGACCTGCACTACGCCGTCCAGCAGAGTATGACAAGTGCCATGCGTAGCCTACCCCTACCGCTTGAGTCGCAGTCCTTCATGGAATCCTTTGACAAGGTGGCACAAGACTGCTTCGATATGCTGGTCAGCAAGAAGGTGTATGCCTATGGGGAAGGGAACTTGTTCTACAAAGTACGTGGGTACTACGGCAATTCACACCCCGATGAGAAGGCAGATGCCCAAGAAAAGATCGACGACATCGCCGACAGCATCACCCCCGAGGAGTTCAAGAAGTCTTTGGTGTCACGCATCATGGGGTTTGCTGGGCTGTCCAAGGGTAGTAATTCAGTTGCATTACCTCAGTTTGCCAACGCGTTGCCAAGAACCTACTACACAGTAGCCAACCAACGCAGATTCCCCACTACTACATGAAAGGAGGAAAGACTAGCAATTCTATAAAGCAGTATGTTATGATTTCTAAAAACCACAAACAAACAAGGAAAGTAATATTATGAAACTACTCAATTCATTACAAGTAGCAAACGCAATCAAGCGTGTCGGACACAAGCGCACCGTCATCATTCAAGGTGAGAATGGTATCGGCAAAACTGGTATCTTCCACACCCTTGAGCGTGACCCACACTTTGCCAATCACGTTGCAGTCAAGCTCGACTGTACTCAGATGTCTGATGGTTCGGTGTGGATGCCTGACATCGATCGTGACGCAGGTGTCAGTCGTGAGTTACCTAACGAGCGCTTCGGTGTGAGCAAGACTAATCAGAAGGGTGTCAATGGTGCACGACCATCGCTTGTGTTCCTCGATGAGTTGGCTAAGGCTAAGCAGTACATCAAGGACGTGCTAGCACCCATCGTGTACGAGAGTGCCGTTGGTAGTTATAAGATGGCTGAGGGTTCTGTGGTATTCGCTGGTACTAACCTTGCAATCGAGGGCTTAGGCGATTCCATTCAGGCGCACCTACGCAATCGTCTAGTGTTCCTCACCATGCGCAAGCCTACACAGCCCGAGTGGTTCAGTTGGGGTGCAGACAACGGCGTTGACCCTGTTGTGCTTGCATGTACCAACGAGAACCCACAATGGTTCGACAGCTTCCTTGACTATCAAGATGGTGGCAAGTATGCAGGCAAAGATCAGAGCAAGGAGAACGACGTCATCTTCAACCCTCTGTTATCACAGCAGGCGTACATCACACCACGTTCGTTGCACTCAGCGAGTGACATCATCAAAGAGCGTGAGTTCCTTGATACCGATACGTTGCAGGCGTTACTCGAGGGTACGATCGGTCGTGCTGGTGCCGAGGTTATGGGTGCGTTCATTCGCTTCGGTGATGAGACCCCACAGTTCAGCAAGATAGTTCAGTCACCAAGCACTTGCCCTATCCCTGCCAACCCTGTGGCGCAGATCATTACTGTGCTCAAGTGCGTGACACAAACCAACAACCGAGAGGAAGCCGAGGCATGCACCGAGTACGTAATGCGTAACCGCAAGGAGTTGCAGTCTATGTTCGCTAACAACATCGCTAACTCTACACGTGCGGCGTTGTTCGTGACTGTCAAGCCGTTCCAGCAGTTGATGAATGACAACAAGATTTACTTCGCAACCAAGTAAGGAGGATATATGAGTGAGTTAGAAAAGCAGTTATTTAATTGTTTGTTGGAGTTGCTAACCCAAGTGCGAGAGGACTGTCCGCAAGAGTATAGGACTAGGCATTTGGAAGACGCTATGAATGACGCCAACGATCTAATCATTGATACACAAGTTAAACAAGGGAGAATGAAGTTATGAGCAAGACATGGGAGAAACTAACCGCACACGACAAGGTGATTGCGGTACACGTTGACATCAGCAACAACAAAGACTTCGCTAGCCTGTCGGGCTATGTGTATATCGGTGATGTCAAGTTCGAGAACATCGGCACAGCAGGTACAGATGGTCGTGATGTGTACTACGACCCTGTATTCGTTGATGGTCTT